TTCCAATGCCCGGACTTGCGGAGCATAACATTAGCCATTGCAATTTTGGATGCTTTTGCACGTTCTCGTTAAACATATGAAGATTAGCATGATATTCAGTGCTCTGTAGATAATATGACTGAACGTCACGGTTTGCTTTAATAGCACTGATCCAGTGAAGCATCATGAATGGTATGAACTTCTTCTGCTGATCAGCGGTCAATCTATCATAGTAAGAATAGTCTTTTTTGTCTATGGCGGCAAGTGCTTCAAACAAGTCAAAATCCTGTTTTTCAAATTTTTCTTCTACCGGGAGTTTTTCTTTAGCCATTAGATAGATAACCTTGCCCAAATTGATTTTTTATTTAGTTCTTCTTCAAACTGCGGATATACTTCGTTGAGTTTGGTTATGTCAACTTCGGTATATCCGCGTGTGCATTTATTGTAAATTTTATCATTGATGCTAAAATCAGAATCGGTTATAATTTTGGTTTGCAGCTTATTGCCTCTGCGACCCCAAAATATCATATATACTCCGAGTTCAAATATTGAAGCGGCATTTATGTGTGGTGCTTCCAATTCTATAACACCCCACACTTTATCGCTAATATCTTCTTTACACCAACCAATAAATTGATATTTCATCAGATTGCCTGTGGGTTTTGATAGACCATGTTTTTACCTTGATGTGAAATGACAAAAACAGATGCATCCATATCACTATTATACCACTTGTTCAAGCACTCAGCATATGCTTTATTAATTGCAGTATCAAGTTCATAATCTGGAATCTTCAAATCTTCCAGTTTAAATGGAATGTTTACAATTTCTGTTCCACCGGCAGTCCTACGCAGCATATGGAAAAATAAATTTGGTTTATAACCAGATGGCTCAACCTGAATGCGAGCGACCTTGGCATCACTCATTGCTTTAGGGCCTCATATGTGATGATGTGTGCGAATGCTTCGCCCAAATCTTTTTCAGATGGAATAATATGCAGGGAGGTGTTGGTGCGATCAGTCATAATATTATAATGGCTTACTTCCACAATCATGCCACCCGTAGCATTATATGTGCGAAATGTAGTGTTTGATGAGTTCAAACCATTAGTGGTATTATATTTGCGAAGGGGAAATCCAGTATCTGGCAATAAAACTGGTTCATCCTGAACCGTTTCCCATGCTTTGCGAGATTGTTTTAGAAACCACTTGTCAAACCATTTCATTATACATAATCCTTTTCAACAAGAATCATTTCAACTTCTGAACTCTTGCCATCAGTTGACAGTTCACCCAAATCTGCTAAATCAACGCCGTTATACTGAACTCCGGTTACAAGAACCCATCCTTCAACATCAGTAGTCATAAATGTCAACTTTTTTGGATCAAACTCATTATCCTCAAATTCATATGAGGAAAACACACCCTTTTCAAAACTCTGTCCCACAAAATATACATCACCGTCATTTAGGTGATCTTCTGCACGAATCTCTTCAACTTCATTGACCAATGCTCCTTGGTCAGTGAAATTTACAATCTCGGTTGAATCCACGATTATATTTTCAAGAGAATCATAAATGGTTACATAAGCATACTCAACATCTGCTCCACAATTATGAGCGATGTCATCACAATCATACCAATCGCCCGGAGAAAATGGACGAATATCTTCTGGAATTACTACTTCTTCATTTTCTTCAAAAAAATCAGAGTTCCAGCAGTAATCCTCAAGATCAAGTTCGTTTTCTTCAAAAACATCATAGAACTTACGATTTACTTTTCCTACTGTAATTTCGCCGCCGCGACCCGCGATTTCAATCCTATACTTCATTTCTTCTTTCCTTTCTTTTTAGACGGAACAGTCAATTCAACATCTGGATATAAGTTGCGAATTACGCCCATAATATCAGATTCTTTATTTTTCTTCTGGAACTCTTGAATTAGCGATTCTTTAATCATGTTTTTTCCTTAAAATGCTTGGCTATAGTCAACAATTTCACAATTTCTGCTTATTTCTTTAACAAAGTATACACATCTTGGTTTTTCTCCATCATCAATTGGAACACATAAAAACTGGCCGTTTCTAAGTCTCGGGGCAAACCATGTGACATCTGGATAGATGTCTAAAATTTCAATAGGCAAGAATGACGGGGAGAAAGATGACAATGGATTAAATTCAAAAGCATTAAATCCTCTGTCATTAAGGCTTGATAATGGAAGAGTTTCCAGATCACCGTGCTCTTGCTCACCAATTAGTATTTGCCAATCAACTGGCATTTTTATTGTCATATCACCTATCTTAAGAACTAAGGCAGGAGAACTAAATGATTCCAAAAAAATCAATGGGATGAAGTGGTAATCTACATTGGATGGAGTGGAGTTATCAAGGATTGCAAATCTAACATCATCTACTTCATCTGGGAGATTATCTAAATTAAATTTTTCATTTTCTAATAGAAGTATGTTCATGATTAAACTATAGCAAATTTTTGCTTAATTGTCAACATATTAGATGTCCAATTTTTCTGTTGTAAAGGGATATTCTGCTTCTTTATAAAAAACCTTACGTTGTGTTAGGTGGCGTTTTGCGAACTTACAAGTGCTTGTAATATCCCAAATCTGCACAAAGTCCTTATCTTCTGCTTTTCTTACACCACGCCCAATGCTTTGAATAACACGAACAAACGACTTGCCAGGCTCAATAAGTACCAAGTTAAAGATACGAGGAATATTGATACCGACAGCAGCAACACCATACGTGGCAACGATAATTTTGTCATCACTTGTTGCAATTTCATCATATTCTTCTTTCCTTTCTGTTAATTTAGTATTACCATTAACAAACACTGCGTTTGGTAATCTGTTTACTAATTCTTTACCCGCGTTAACACGGTCAACGAGAACCAACGTATTTCCGGTCTCAGTAATTTTTATGATTAATTCGCTGATTCTATCCAGCCTCTTTTCATCTTCTAAAAGATGCTTGAGTTCTGATTGATAATTTGCAAACTCTTTGTTATCTTTCATCTGAATGATGTTCACATGGCAGTTAGCAAGGACGCCTTTATCCTGTAGTTCTTTAGCCGATAGATTTCCAACAACAGGCCCAAGGGACACGAGAAGTGATACCCTATCCATTTCATCTTTAGGAATAGTTCCTGTGAGGCCCCATCTAATCGGAATTCTGGAAAGTAATCCGGTTAATAGCGTTTGTAAAATATTACCTTTAATTGAATGTGCCTCGTCAACAATCACGCATATTACGTCATCCAAGAAAGAGTTACGCAACTCTGGATCAATTTCAGAATCTGTCTTTTTATTTAAGAGGTTGTCCAATGATTGCCAAGTACAGATTGTGTGGGTTTTTCCGTATTCCTTGCGGTCGCCAAAATACACGCCAACATTTAATCCAAGATTGATGTAGTCTGCCTCGGTTTGCACAACAAGAGATTTGTTAGGAACAATTACAAGTGATCGCCCATACTTTTCTACACTCTTAGAGAGTGCAGCAGTTATCAGAGTCTTTCCAGCACCAGTGGCAATTTCTTGTAGCGACTGTGGATTTGACAGGAAGTTGTTTACGATTTCTACCTGATAATCGCGTAACATAATAGGTTTGTCTTCGGCTGGGTGTCCTTTTGGCCACTTCTTATCAGCAAAGGTATCTTCTTTAATTAAATCAAATGTCAGGTCTTGGCTGCGCTGTCTTCGGTCATCAAGTTCAATATCATAATCATTATCAATTAAGTATGGAACAATCTGATCTAATAGATTTAGATAGGTGCTTCCTGCTAAAGAAAAGTAACTGATTTTACCATTCCATCTACCTAATCTTACAGCAGGAAGATATTTTGCACCGGGTTTTTCATATTCAAATTTTTTCATTAGTGCTCTGCGAGTGTCTAATTCAAGACCTTCAATTTTTACATTACACTCGTCTTTTATTATTATTTTTGCTTTCATTTTGCCTCAATGGGGCGAGAATCTTTAAGAACTATCAGTTTGCCCATTCCCGGATAGTTCATATTTACGGTGCTGTCATATAGAGTTATTAACATAAAGTGTTCCGGCGAAGTTTTACCTGGAGGAAAAAGCGTTATGCCATTTTCTACAAATACTGCCTGAACTTCTTTACCAATTTTACTATAATTAATTCCTCTTCCCCATAGGACATTAGAACAACCCAATGATTTAATCATCTTGACGAGATTAGCACCATCTGAGGCTTCTATTTGTACGCTACGGTCAGCAGCAAATTTCAAAGTAGGATCATTCTTGGTCAACTCTGGATCAATCTTTATTCCATACTGAGACAGTTTATACAATGTAAGAGGTTCAAGCGTGAGTTCAATGTCACTTATAGCCTCTAGGAGAGGCGCTGAGCATGCTACAAGCATTAGTCTGCCATTCACCATCATTAGCGTTGGGTCCCAAACTGTAGTCGTTTCATATCGCTTTAAACTGTCCAACAAAACTTGTGAGGTTTCACAGAACTTGACCGTAGGAAAGTATTTATAAAGTTTGGTTGCGGCAATATTGAATGCACGAGTAGAAAACTTTGATTTGTATATCTTCAATTCTCTATTCCACTCAAACGAATTGTGGGGAATATCCCTGAATGACGAGATAAATGTTTTATTAAATGGAACACGAATGATGATTTCATCGTCATCAATAGACACTACTGCACCAGTATATTCTGGTGTGCTTTCAACAATCGTGGATTCCCAAGGAAGCAGCATAACGTCTTCCTTCTTGATATTGTTCTTGGCTAACTGCTTACCATACTTTTCAATCAGCCTATCAAACAGATCGGCTTGATTGGATGTAACGCGCATGTTCTTTTGAACCATCGATTGCAGGTTTGCCAAGAACTTATAGTCATACTGGCTGAGAGAAATCTTTCCTACCTGTAGGAAGAAATACAGCAATTGTTCTTTCTTTTCCATGTTCTAACTATACCACAATCTATTATAAATGCAAGAAAAAAGGGGAGGCGGAAGCCTCCCCCTGAGTTTACCGGTGCGGTGTGCTACCGGAGAGAATATGCTTAGAGTTTTTGACGAATTCGTACAGTATCAAATAGTGCGATAAGACCAAGACAGAATGCTAAATTTTCTATACTGCCCCATCGACCATCCATAACCCTGATTGCTATTACCAAAACAATAAGTTGTAAGATAGTCCAGAGCCATGCGATAATATAATTGATAATATCGGTTTTCATTTCATTTCTCCTTAGTGACGACGCATTACGGTGCTTTCCGCAAGTGCCTTCCAGTTCTTAGGTGAGATTTTGATCAAATCAGCGATTTTGAGAGCGGTACGAATAGACAGTTCACGGAGTTTATGGTTGTTAGCTTCCATGAAATCAAGAACTTCTTGTCCTTCATTATTTTCAAAATTATAATCGCCAAACAGCCCATTTTCCGCATCGCGATTAACTTGACGAATACGAAGCATTTTGTCGCGCTCCGAGTCAATAGTCAAATCAACGAAGTGGCAACGTGACTCCAGTGCTTCAAGGTGATCTTGCAACTTCTTAGAACGAACGTTTTCAAACTTAAGGTTTGTAATGAAAATTGCCGAACCCTTAAAGTCAAAACTATTGGGGATTCCTTCATCCCGAAGAAGGCGAGAATCCGAGTTCCAGCAGATGCGACGACGCTTACCACTATCAAGAGCGGCCTTAAGAATGTTCAGGGAAAGTTCGTCAGCAAAGACACTATCACAGTCATCAAAGACCAGAACATTCTTCTTGTCACTATACTTGTAAAGTTGTGCGTAAAGCCCCAAGGCAGTCATGGCACCCTTCACAACATTGTGACGAATTTTGTTACCAGAGAGTTGGTCAAACAAAGCAGACTTTTCAAGCTGTTGCTCAACGCCAAACGACTTGCCAACGCCCGGAGGCCCCGAGACAATCATCGCCTTCACATCGCCACGGATACAAGCAGCAGCCATGTCATCCAGAATCTGGAAACGGTTGGAAATGCGATCCATTGCTTCTTCGTCAGTTTCAGTCACAACGATAGGCTTGCTGCCCTTTGAGACCGTAGTATTATTAACTTCATCGTCAATAATTTCATAATGCGATGTACTATCCACTTTAATCCTTACTTTGTTGCAATCCACGGGAAACTTATCATCATTAAGAACGGTGATGAAAGAGCCGTGAACCCCTTCTTGAATGCCCTTGAGCATCACGAACTCCCGATTGATTACAGGCTTGCCGCGAAATTCACCATACTTTACGAGAACATTATGCATGACTATCTCCTATCGTGTTCAGTGGAGCCACTTTACCGACAGGAGATATATATGTCAAGCAGAAAAAACACTGATTTTAGAAAAACCTTCATCTTCTGTTGGGTGCGTAAAAGACTTAACCATAGTCCCCAGAATATGCTGCGGGATGGTCTTGCCCTTACGAGAGTTGAGCCTATGTTCCCATTCATCCGGCTCAGGAGTCGGAAACACCACCGCTTCAAAAGTATATCCATGCCCCTTGAAGAAATCAATGAACTTCTTGCGGGACTTCACTGACAGGTTGGTGCGATCAATGATGACACTGTTGCCATTTTCTGCGCACAGAATAGCATCATCCCACATAACTTTTTCTGCAAATCCGACCAGTTCCTTAAAGGCTTGATCATAAGTATAACCATACTTAAGTGCAATTTCATCAATGATCTTGTCGGTGGATAGGACCGTATCGTGCCAATGCTGCTTTTGCATCTTGTGCATGGTAGTCCACGTGGACTTTCCACTTCCTGGTAGTCCACATAAAATGATCACAGTTTTCATTGTTGATGATGTTCTCCTCTGCGTACCATTCCTGCTGAAATGCTACACGACCTTTTATGGTAATAGAATTCATTAAGCCTATTTGGATTGCAGTTTCTGCCCATACGTTTCATTCTTTCTATATAAGCACGACGTTCTTTATCAAGCTCAGCCGCAGTCTCAGACAAATAATCTGCTATTTTTTCACGTTCCTGTTTTACGGCATCTTCAATCATTTCTTGTGTAGTCTTAGTCATCTTCTTTATCCTTCAATAGATTGCGGGTTCGTTCCACGATACAGTTGCCCTTGTCTTCCAAAAAATGTGCCTGACAATAGCCATGATGATCATGATGACATGGTTCATCGTGAATGTCAAGCCATTCTTGTAGCAGTTTGGTTAATTCGTTAGTCATACACCCGGCGAACGCCCTCCATACTCCAGAAAATCTTCAATGTCTTCTTTCAGACAAAGACCATCACAGTAAGTGCCATCATAGAATGCAGTTTCACCAAAGAAATCCTTAACATATGGACCTTCATCACATTTGTTAAGGATTTCAAGAACGGCGTTAAGGAGAACAGTTGCACGATCTTCAGTCATTTTATTATCCATTCCACTTGCAAACGTCGATGAACTGCTCGTCACTCATCCAGAGATAATCGTCTTCGGTATAGCCCCAGCGATCAATACCGCCACCGATGCCGACATAGTTTCCATCAGCATCAAAAGCGCTGTAGCCATAGCTATCATAGCCATCAGCATCATAATCGGCAAAGTAAAGACGAGTGTTATAGATTTCGCCACGCTCTTTCATTTCAAGAGTCCACACTGGCGGAATCTGCTTGTCAGCATTATAGCAATAATCTCTGTAGGAGCGACTAGTTTGCTGGCAAGTCAGCGACGGGCTGTATTTACCTTTGCTCATATCGAATCACTCCATATCTCTGCTACATTCTCAACATAGCAGATTCGCATAAAATGTCAATCGTTATTTTCCAACCGCTGCTTGATGATAGCAATCGTTTCATCAAGACATTCGTGAGAATCCGTACCGTCTAACTCAAGCATGGCCTTTGCCCAATCAAGGTCTTCAAGCGCCATTTCAAAAAGTTCTCTATCAGTCATTATAAGCCAATCCCGGAAACCAGACATCACGAATGGCTTCATACTTTGTCGTGCGACCAAGGTTGTTGCGGATCGTGTTACGCACCGTGTTGTAGACCTTGGTCCTGTCACCCCAACAAGTAAAAACCGTGGCACGATCATACTGGTTGAAATTAGGTGCAACTTGAAGAGCAAAAGTTTTGCGGTCCATATTCTCTTCCGCAATCCTCGTCAGGATGTCTTGAATAGAGAGACAAGTAGACGCAACTTCGACATTAAAGTCATGCTCAAAGTGCGACAGACGATCACGATCCTCTGCAGGCAAATGAGCCTTGATGTCATCCAGCTTCTCGTCCAGAATGCATTCAACAATGTTGCGATCCTGTAGAATAGCTTCCTTCGCCTTGTGAATCTGGAGATACCAATGGCACTTCAACTTCAACATATGCCCATCATCAAAACGAACCACGAACCCTTCAAGGTCTTCCAGATCACGAACGTATTCAAGGAAAGCCTTCATGTCAGTCTGCGGTTCGAATGCACGAACGACAGGGACAATACCAACACGAGCAAAAGCTTCAAGCATATCACGACTGGCATAAGTACCCTTCGTATTATGGCGAACAGCAGTCAGTATCAGTTGGTCTTCAGAACCATAATCCAGAACGATACGCTGCTTACGCGAACACCATTCAAAGATAGGGGTAAGTCCTCCGGCAATCATGTCAGTTGCAAACTCAATATACTGCGGATTGTTCTTCACAAACTCCTCAACAGGCTTTGCCACATCGGTAGCACCCATCTTCGTGCCCCAGATCATCTGACCATTCACAATGAACGGTGCAATCATCGAACCATCCAGCTTCTCAAGGATAGCATGAGGGCGCGACAGATCAATGACATGATCCTGAGTCTCTTCACGCTCATTCACATTGAAGAACTTATGGAACGGGCGACGAATGATATCACCAGTTTCAGTATCAAAGATGATACCACGACACTCACGGCGAATCTTGGCATCATCATCCAAAGTGAAATAGTCTTTCCAATCTTCAGGGGGGCGACTAGCTTTTTGCCACGTGTGGTGTTCGGTCTTCCCAAAGGTGTCATCCATCATCACGTTGTAGTTGATGACGGTATAGCCTTCCTTCTGAGCCACAACGAACTCATCGCGACCTTCAATAGCAGGCAGCACATCAGAAATGTTTTTAATAACTGGGAAGGTATAATCCATGGCGTATCTCCTGTTTCACTGTCAGTGTTATTGTAAAAGTGTTATAGTTTATCCAACCACGCTATCGATGATGCGAACCAAATCTTCGGCATACACATCTTCAATCTGCTTGATCATGTTGATATCATAGTTGCGAATCTTGAAGAAGTCAAGATCATAAAGGTCGGTGCCTTCATTATACTTGACATACACATAGCCCTTCCACTTGACCATGCCAGAAGTCTTGAACTTGAGACCATTGCCCATGTTCACATAATCTTTTGCACCCCAAGCCCACGTGGCGCGAGGATCAATCGTCTTGATCTGCGAAAGAATGGTTTGTGCAATGCTCATGTCAAACTCCGTTTTCTCAGTGTGTGTGTTTGATATACGCACCGGAAGAAAGGATGTCAACATGTTTTTTCAGATTATTTAAATTCCCACTTCCATGGTGGAACGGAGTAGTAATTTAACTGATCTTTAAACCTCGGTGTAAATTTAGCATTCACAACGATTGGTGTAGATTGAATGCGAGTTTCCCAAAGAGATAGCAGCGGATTATAATTATCAATTTCAATCATAACCCGATTGTCATCTTCGTCATAAAACCAATACTCATATGTCTGCTTTTTTCTTTGGGTGGCATTTAATCTGGTAATATACGTAAGTGTTTTTTGATTGGTATCATTGTTTACCAGCGGCTTTATTTCACTTCCGAAAACTCTAATAAGACTCATATCGTATTCATAGAAATATGGAAGTTTGTATGCTATACCACACTGATTGTCTTTGTATAAATTGTCAGAAACGGCCAAGAATTTATTAAGATTTTCTCTATACACACTAATCTTATCGCTGCGTAATATTATCCACATTAATTTCTGAGTATAATGCTCACGGATGCGGCGGGCGAGTTCGCGATCATCAGTTGTAATATACGGAGAAATAATATTCTCATCTTCACTAATTGATAGTAAATGAACCGGTTTGCGACACGTATTGAGTTCATGGTTCGTTGGATCATTTGATAAAATCTCACGAATACGCTTAATCGTGCAAGCAAGGACAATCGGGTCCTCTTTTATAAATGAAGATGTATAAACCACATCAGAAAATGTGTGGGATTGGTGTATTAATGGATTATTAAGCCAATTAAAGGTATTCTTTTGAGTAGTATTAACTGTCATGTTCTTAATGTATCTTAGTTAGAGGTGAAATACAAGGGTAAAATTACCCGATTGAAATATCTTCCATTCCTGCCGTGCGGAGGCGAACGATGTGGCCCATTTGCCATTGCTTGGCTTCAAGCCCCTTGATAATGCCAGTCCACGTATTGCGAAGCAATGCTACTTCATTCATAAGAACTTCATAATCAATAACTTCATCTTCACCTTCCGCATACTTTTGAGCATCCTTTGGCTGAAGTGCACGATTGTAGTTTTCAAGATACTTCTTGAAATGTGTGTGTTTTATTTTACGAAGCCTAATATTCATGAAGTTAAGCACTGCTTCAATTTCTTGAAGTTGATTGAAGCGGTATTCTGTTATTCCGGGCAGTGAGGCAATGTTTTTTTCAACATTTCCGTATATCTTTACCTCACGTTTTGCTTGCAGTAATTCATTTTCATAATATGCAATAAAATCAGGAAGATGACTTAAGTCCGAAGTAACTTTACTATACCAATTCATTATCCATAATCCTCGTCTTCATCTTCCTCAAAATAATCATCAAATAGGTCATCAATCTCTTCATGATATAGTCCATCATCCGGAGATTCTAAAAAAAACTCCAATGCGTCTTTAATGTCTTTATCACCACGGAAAGTATGTTTAATTTCAGCAGGAGAAAAGTCTTCTTCAATAAGATAGTTAACTAAAGTTTCTGCTGCATCGTCAGCCACATTCCCGGCATCAAGACTTGGTTTTAATATTTTCCAAATTTCACTGATAAGTGCTAAACTCATTTTTCCTCCCCAATCTCACCAAATAGTGGATACCACGTGAATTCCATTCCTTCGGTAAACATCTGCTGACCAAAGCCCATGTTTGTAGTCTTAAATAAATAGCAATGATCCATAGAAGATATAGGTTTATTTACCTCTGTAATTTCCCCAGTTTCTTTGTTAAGATCAAACACATGGAACATGCCATTTTTCTTAATGGCATCAACTAATGCCTGACCATCATCAAAAATGGCACCATCCGCTATAACATCTTTGGTTACTTGTTCCTTTACCGCATACAATAACCAATATAATGCGGGTCCTTTTCTATACTGAACTGGAACAAAAACTATTGCTACGTCAAGATAATCTTTACCGGCAATTTTTGCATTTTCCAATGTCAACATGCCGACAATATTACCATCTGACTTAACTAACATAAATTTGTTATCGTAACGATATAGGGCATAATCTTTTCTTACATCAGCCAGTTTAGTTGCTTTCCCTAACAATTTACTATATGACTGCTGAAATTCTGATGATGTAGTAGGTTTTTCTGGAAATTTACCTGCCTGAAACGCCTCGGCTATTTGGTTAATCTTAACCATCGTCATCAACCGTTTCATCCTCAATAAGTGCGATTGTAGCAGGATGCTTGCCAAATTCTGTCATGATGGTATCAAGACATTCGTCGGTGTTTGCTTCCCATGCCTTTCGGAATTTTTTAATGATGGTTCCATCAATTTTCTTGTAAACAAGAGAGTTACCTTCCTTGGAGAGCAACTTCATTGATTCAAACATGTCAGTAAGCCCCGAATATGGACTCATTCCCGTATCATATGGAATCTTGACCTGAACCGATTCAAAAGGCTTGGCATAGCGTGTTTTCATAACTTTACATGCTGCGCGAATACCTCTGACTTCACTGGTCTTATTTCCATCTTCGTCTTCCTTGAGTTTAAGTTTTTTCATAGCAACAACGATTGATGATGCATATACGAAACCCTGTCCACCAGAAATTTTGTCATCCGGATCAAACATATCTTGCGAAGCATACGTGTGATTTGTTGCTACAAGACCGACATTATGGCTACCGAACATGTTTACGCAGTTACGAACAAGCGCGGTAAGAGCCTTAGGTTTGCGTCCCATATCGCCTTTCAAGTCACCACCTTCAAACTGATTTACATCGGTTGGGGTTAGCAACATACCAAGAGAGTCAATGATGAATAGAACCTTTGGCTTGTCGGTATCTGTCATCTCTTTGTAACTCTTCATAAATTCACTGATGGTTTTAGCAACATCGTCAATCATTGCCATGTTCAGTTTAAGCAATTTGCTTTCACTTGTATCTACACCAAGTGCATGTAGCCATTTTTCGTCAAGTGCATTTTCACTATCAATAAGAACTACATATATTCCTTGTTCCTGTGCATGCCTGACCAAATTTCCTGAACAGATATATGATTTTCCCGCTCCCGATTCACCTGCAAACACGGTAACTTTACCGAGCGGAACTCCCTTTTTGAAGTCGTTACTGATGCGATAGTTTAATGCATAGTTTCCCGTGCTTACCCAATCTGTTGGGTCATTAAATCCGATGCTAAGACCATCAATTGCCTTAGAAATTCCTTTTCTGAATTTACTGATATCAAACGGCTTAGTTGTCAAATTAATCTCCTATTATCGTGCAATTTGTTTTAGTTTATCGTTATATACTTGTTTTTCAAGCAGTTCCGGACTATTAATAGTCAACTGATCAATTTCATAATCACTTGGAAAGTGGCGCAAAATACCGCGCGCGCGATCACGAATAATGCTTGGAACTCGTGGCGTTTTACCGGGATCGCAGAGTTCTTCTAATAACTTTTTTCCCTGCTTCAATGCGCGGTATCTATCCTCTGATGTTGTCATACGACTTCTCCTGTGTTAAAAAGTGGGGAGGGAAACCCTCCCCACATCTAATTACTTAGATTGGCGAGCGCGGATCATCGCAAGGATGTCCTGTGCTTTATCAGTTGAAGTTGACTTTTCTGGAACCACGATTGGATCAACGTCAAATGGAACATCGTCATCAATTGGTTCAGAGACAGTTGGTGCAGTAGCGGTTGCGCTGGTTTCAGCAGTCGCTGGTTTTTGAGACGCTACTGCACCTTCCGGTGCTGCCAATCCATAAGGACGGTAGTATGCACCCCACTTATCGTTGTCATAAGGGCGACCATCAACGGATGCTTCAAACATTTCCTTGATAATACGAAGTTCTGCATCGCTTGGTTTCTTTGGTAGGAAACTCTTGAGGTCAAACAGACCGTGCGCGTCAATTGCTGCCAATTCTGCTTCTGTTAGCGGGGACTCTTTACGCGCATAGTTGGACGTAGTGTAATCCCCATATCCTCCCTTGGCAGTCTTACGGATAACGAAATCAAGACCACTGACATAATCGGTTGGGAGTTCGCTCATTTCAGGGTCCATCAGGCCAGTTTTAATGATTGGAATGATCTGTGGCGTAATGATAAAACGGCGAATAGGATTGGCTGGAGCAACATCATCACCAAGTGGATTTACACGAACAAATCCTTGGAACAGATATGTGCGCTTCTTCCAATATTTACCAGCAAGTTCCTTCAATGTGTCATCTTTATACCAAGGACGAACTTCTGCGAGAACTGGACAGTTATCGCCATACATTTCTACGCAAGGAACCTGAACAGTTAAAGGTTTGCTGTTGGAATCACCCTTAATTCCATTG